ATCTGTTCCGTTTCTATAAAATCCTGCGGGTAAATCTAAAGGTACTAATGGCATATTATTTCCTAATTAGCCGCAGTAAAAACTGCAATGACGTGATTTCCATTTGGATCCCAAGAGTAAGAACCTAAATAAGTTGATGAAGATAAGGTAAAATAAGCAACAGAACCTGAAGAAGAAGCAACAACATTGTTTGCATTACTTCCTGCATAAATCTGCCAAGAATATTGATTAGGTCTAGCGTTGAAAGCTACATAATTACCAGCTGGTACAGTATAACTTGACCCCATTTTTACGAAACCCGAACTAGAGCTAATAGAAACTGTTCCAGTTCCAAGCCCTGTTATGTGTCCATAACTATCAAGAGTAATATCTTGAATAAATGTGTTACCACTATTGTTAGATGTCGTTGCGCTACTTGTGTCGTGATTTAGTGTAATTGTTGTGTTGCTTGCTTGGTTTGTTGTAAAAGAACCACTTCCATTTAAAGCGCCGCCGCCAGTAACCGTAATTGTACCGTTCCCTGCGCTGCCTGCCTGCGATTGTATGAAAGCGTTTATATCATTTAAAGTTACTTGCTTCATAACGCCGTTGTCGTTGTAAACAATAGCATCAGAACCAGTTACAGTCGTAGATGTTGCAACCGTGTCGCCATCCATAACATTCAATTCGTTTGCCGTAGCCGTTACGTTTGTACCGTTAATTTTTAGCGTGCTTAGATCAGGGGCTACAGTACCGCTCGCACCATTTACACCATCTACGATTGTATCCAGTGCAGTGTTTAGTGTTTCACCCCAAGTATCCTGACTACCGCCAACCGTTGGTTTTGTAATACTAATAGCCATAAAAAATCTCCTATTTATCCAAACATATCATGTTACGCTGCATCCGTCCATATTTCGCTAGGTGTGTCTGTTGTTTCTGTCCATACTTCCACTGGTAAAAATCTATCTTGCTCTGTCCATGTTTCCGCAGGCACATTTATTTCTTCAAATCTAAATCTTGCCTTGCCCACATCTACCGCACTACTGTCAACATTTACACCTACAAAGACATGAGTAAGTAGCATTGTTGGGCTTGCGATACTTACATTTCCAGTAAATACATCATTTGCAACGATCTGATAATCTGACGTTATTGTTGGAACGCCAACAGTTGGGTTTTGTGTAGCTACGTTAGTGCCAACAAGATTATAACTTACGCTTGCTGTTGGGCTTGCTATAGAAACTGCGCCACTATCTACGTTTGTTCCTACGAGTTGATAGTCATGGCTAAATGTAGCTGTCGCTATGTCTACCGCACCAGTATTTACTGCGGCAGGAGCAAAATATAATCCATAGAGTAGGGCGGCCGCATCTATTCTAACAGAACCAGTAATAACGTCAGGCGGATCAAAGCTTTCAATCTCCACCATAACGGCATTTGGTACTGTGGGGGCGTTTGCAGTATAAACAGGGGTAAGGCTGTATTTAACAATGCCTACGTCAGATATTGACGCTCCTGCTATCGGGGCAAAGCCTAACATTATCCAGCGCTCGGTTTAGTAGGCCAAACTACCTCATCTAAAGAAGTGTATGTGTTTGTGATGTCACGCAAAGCCTGACGATAATCTATCTGGGCTTGTGTCATGGTTGGCGTATCTTGATATGCCCAATGGTCAGTTGCAGCCAGAAGACGGTCACGATGCTTACGCAACAGCGCATAACCACTGGCTGTATCTAAAGCAGATTGTGCTGTCTGCTTCTCTGCGTCTGTAGGGTTTTCCTTATTGCAAAGGATTGCATCTTCAGCTTGTTGCTGGGTCAGCGTTCCTGTCTCGCTTTCAATACATCCAGCTATTGTGCCAGCTTCATTGACAATTAGTTCATAGCCCATAATCAGTCTCCCAGCCCATCAATTTTCATGTAACCACAATAATTAACTTTTCTGTAGTCACCGCTGGTTGAGTAAGCGACAGTTCCATGACTAATATTGAAGGTTCTGTCACCTGCATCAATGATTGGATAAAGCGTGCAAGTCATGTCGTAATAATACCAAGCATTACCGCTATATGTTCCAGCTTTAATACCTGTGTTGCCCTGCTGATAAAGATAACAATATTGATCTCCAGAAGAGCTGCCAGACAGAGTTTCAACATTCATCATAACAAAACTACCAAGAGGAGCTTCTGATGCACTCAAAGTAAAGCTTGCACTAATCGGCTGTTGGTTAGGTGAGACATTCGCGTAGTAAAATTTTTGAGTGAGTACTGCGCCTATCGTGCTGTCACTAACAGCATTAGCCGCAAACTTGTCGGCTGTAATTGTTCCCGAACCTAATGCCCCTGCAACAATGTCCCCGTTTGCATCTAATAAAAACGGAGAAGCTAGATTTCGTGCGTTGCTCATGTGTTCCTCCTAGCCTATAAAAAACATCTGTAAATGAAATGACGAACCATAATACTGATTATCAGTGTGACTAGACCAAGCGCCACATTTCACAGTATCATTAGCTGCTAAATCAATCATAATTGTGTTTTCTCTACCTTCATCAGCGTTCTCACCATTATAATGCTGTATGTTTTCTCTTGGCTGTTTAGGTGAATTGTTTACATAAAGCCTTGGGTATAGATAACGTGCTGCGGTACTTGTACTACCACCTTTGGTATAAGTATTGTAAAGAAAACAGTATCGTCCTGAGACAGGAGCGGTATAAGTACTTGTTGAACTATTAAACCCTCCTCCGCTGTTTTGATAAACAGTTCCACCATTAAAAACATTTAAGATGTTTTCATATTGAGCTAATGTACTCCAACCCCCAGTTCCCTTTGCATCAAACCAAGGATTATAAGGCTTAGTAATGATGCCTGAACCGCTTATAGCCATTCTGGTTAATCCAGCGCCTGAACTGTCACGAGTTTGAAACCCCATCTTATGTTCGTTGTTAGCGCCTGTTCTTTGTGCGTATATAGTAGCGCTACCACTATTGTTCGAACCCATAGTTATGGCTACACCAGTATTTACATCTGAGCTAAGGTTTTTAAATGAATGATATAAACCTATATCAGCATCAGGATTTGTATTAGTGCTTGTGCCAGTAGCAGAAACAAGACCCCCACTAACCGTTAGATTACCTGTCATTGTGTCGCCAGTTGTGTTGACGTATCTCGTGTCGGCTGCACTCTTGGTATAGTGATCTGCGCTTTCAAAAGTTAAAAAAGCAGTAATAGTAACCTCATCCCCTGCGGCTGCACCAGAGCTAAGAGTTACCGTGGTTGTAGTCGCGGTATAGTCACTTTCTTCGAGCTTAATACCGTTCATATGAACCATAATATCTGACGGTGAACAGGCAAGAGTATTACCGTTTACGTCAGCGCCAGTAAAAGCTGTCTGATTAGCCGTGGCTGTATATGTAAAAATGTTAGCGGATTGTCTGCTAACTACCTTAGTTGGGCTACTACCGATATAAGCCATTTAAGTTCCTTACTCTGGTTGAGATGCCTCTGCATTTGCTTCAGCGGCTGTTTGCACAACATTTAGATCAAACGCTTGCGTTACTTGAGCATCTTCACCTACAGCTAAAGCCACATTGTTTGCGTTGCAGTGAGCTACTAGCAAAGCAATAATTTCATCTTTTGCTATTCTAGCTCGATTAGTTAGCGCATTGTCTGCCCAATCTTGCACACTAGCGGCTGCATACTCCATACACTTATTTTCTGTGTCTGTTAATGATACTGTAATCTCTGGCATTTTAATCTCCTATGATGGTTTTGCAGGCCAAGTCACATCATCTAAAGATGTTGCGCTATCTGTTATGTCTCTAAGAGCCTGACGGTAACTTGTACGCTCAGAACTCATGGTAAGGTCACTAGACGCCCACCAATCGGTTTCTGCTAAACGTCTGTTACGTTCTTCACGCAGTAGCCTCATTGGTTCTGCATTGACTAGCTCAGTTTTCTTAGCTGATACCGCTGACCAAGTTGTGCCAAAGTCGCTAGGGTTACTGCTTTCTATGGCAGAACCGTTTTCGTCTGCGCCTGTGACTTTACGGAACATTTCGTTAAATTCTGCTTCAGAAGTAGGTTCGCCACGCAAAACCCATTCTGTTACGCCTAGTTCTGTTAATGCTGTTGCTATATCTGTCATTTTTACTGTCCTATTTCATAAACTAACATTTGTGATGGTTTCCCATACTGATTTACTCTAGCTACTGCGTTTCCATTTGTTATGGTTGAACAAAAAGATATATTATACGTTCTAGCAGAAGTGCTTGAT